GTTTAGCGAACTACAGGATTTTATAGATAGATATGATGTCATTATTGGTCATAATATTATTGATTTTGATATTCCTATTCTGGAAAGATTTCTAAAGACATCGTTTAAACAGCACAAGATTGTAGACACGTTGATTCTTTCCCGTCTGTTTAATCCTCAGTTAGAAGATGGACATTCGTTAAGGGCATGGGGAGAGCGTCTTAAGTTTCCTAAAGGTGATTATGATGATTGGACTAAGATAACACCTGAGATGATAGAGTATTGTGAGCAGGATTGTGACGTTACACATAAGGTCTATGAGGTACTTACTGAAAAGCTAGATACCTTCGGTGATACCAGTATTAAGCTAGAACATGAAGTTCAGAATGTAATTACTAAGCAGATACAACACGGGTGGTTATTAGATCAACGTAAATGTTACGATCTATTAGCTGAACTTAAACAACGAAAGATGGAGATTGAAGATGAAGTACACGAAAGGTTTAAAGCGTTACCTGTTTTTGTTAAAGAGATCACGCCTAAGTACAACAAAGACGGTAGACTTAGCAACGTTGGTCTTAGGTTTTTCGGTGATAACAGGCCTTGTATTGGGGGTTCTTTTAGTCGCATAGATTGGCCTGAGTTTAACTTAGGTTCTAGACAACAGATCGGGAGATACTTACAGTTTTTCGGATGGGTCCCTAAGCAACATACTGAGAAGGGTAACGTAATTGTGGATGAAGCAGTCCTTAGTAAAGTCAAGAATATACCAGAAGCTTCGCTAATAGCTGAGTATTTATTAGTTCAAAAGCGTATGGCACAGATAGATTCATGGCTAGAAGGAGTAGAGGAGGACGGTAGAGTTCATGGTTACGTTAATCCTATAGGTGCTGTAACGGGACGTATGACCCACAGCAGTCCTAATATGGCTCAGGTTCCGGCTAGTTACTCACCTTATGGTGGTGAATGTAGAAGTTGCTGGATAACACCTAAAGGTTATAAGCTTGTAGGTGTAGATGCTTCAGGGCTAGAGCTACGTATGTTAGCTCATTACATGAATGATGCAGACTACACCAATGAAGTAATACATGGTGATATACATACAGCTAATATGAAAGCGGCTGGTCTTACAGACCGCGATCAGGCGAAGACATTTATCTATGCTTTCCTATATGGTGCTGGTGACGTTAAGTGCGGTAGCATCGTAGGCGGTTCTAAGAAGGAAGGTGCTAGGCTTAAGGAGAAGTTCTTATCAAATACCCCTGCCTTACGACAGCTTAGAGAGAAGGTAGAGCTTAGTTCGCAGAGAGGTTATCTCAAAGGTATTGACGGTAGGAAATTAATTATACGATCTACACACGCTAGTTTAAACACTCTCTTACAATCTGCTGGTGCAGTTATTATGAAGAAAGCCTTGACATTGTTAGATCAATATGCGATACTACATAATATAGACTATAAATTTGTAGGTAACATTCACGATGAATTTCAAGCTGAAGTTCGGGAAGACCAAGTAGATAATTTTGGATGGTTGGCTGTAGAGTGTATTAAGTCAGCAGGTCTAAAGTTTAACTTAAGATGCCCCTTAGATGGTGAATATAAAACAGGCAATAATTGGGCTGAGACCCACTAGGAGATTAATATGAGTAAAACATTAGACACATTAGTAGAAGACATCTATACGTTGATGAAGAATAAGAACTCAGCTAAAGGTGTTGACCCCGAAGCAGAGATAGAGAAGTTCGGAGAAGCTATGAAGGACCTTATGAAGAAAGAGTTCCTTCCCTCTACTAAAAGATACGATAGCCGTAATCTTAGGTTATCTGCTGTAGGGAAACCTGATCTTCAACAATGGTATTCATCTAATAAATACGTAGGGGAAAAGTTATTACCCCAGACATTGATTAAATTTATGTACGGTCATATGATTGAAGAGTTCCTTCTCATGCTTGTTCGTATGACGGGACATAAAGTTACTGATGAACAAAAAGAAGTCTCTGTGGGAGGCGTAAAAGGCCATATGGACTGTAAAATAGATGGTACTGTGGTTGACGTTAAGTCCACTACTGCTTTTGGAATAAAGAAATTTCAAGACGGAACCTTAGCAAAAGACGATGACTTTGGTTATGTAGATCAGATCAAAGCATATGCTCATGCAGAAGGTGATCGTAAGTGGGCATGGTTAGCTATGGACAAACAAAGCGGTACTCTAGCGGTACTTGAATACGATCTGGATGACACAGAACATCCTATGTATGAACACTACTCAAGTGATATTGAGGAGCGTGTTTCTCATGTAAAAAAGTGCGTAGGGCTGGCAGACCGACCTTCTCCATGTTCATATCCAGTGCCAGATGGCAAATCAGGAAATGTAAAACTATCTACTATGTGTGGCTACTGCCAATACAAACTACATTGTTACCCAGAAGTAAGGCTATTCAAAACTGGATCAGGACCAAAATATTTAACTAACGTAGTTAATGTTCCTAAGAATCGTTGGGGTAGACCTTACCCTGAAGTTAACCTTAACCCTGTTTAAACATACTTACTATAGGAGGTCAATATGGCTACTAAAGAATTTAAAGTTATTAACACACCACGACATGATCGTTTTGAAGAAATGGTTACTAAACTTCTTAATGATAAATGGGAGCTACATGGTAGTCCCTTTATATCACAGACAGGAGGTATGACACAGGCTTTAGTAAGGGAAGTTAAAGCACCATCTAAAGCAGAGGTATCTAAAAAATCTCTGGTTAAGAATTAGTGAAAACTCCTAGGTATCGTAATAAGTTTGAAGCTCAAGCCGCAGAGGTTTTAAAGGACCTCTGTGGTTACGAGACTAAAAAGATACCTTATACTATTCATCGTAATTACATACCTGATTTTGTAGGGATGAAAGGTAAATTTGAAATTTTAATAGAGGCTAAAGGTTTCTTTAGAGTGGGAGATGTACAGAAGTACAAAGCTATTAGAGATAGTCTTCCTAAAAAGAAACAGTTAGTTTTTCTACTTTATAATCCCAATAAAAAAATAAGGAAGGGAAGTAAAATGAATATGGCAGAATGGTGTGACAAAGAAGGACTTAAGTGGTACACTTTAGAGAATATAGTCGATGTCTTTAACAACTAAAAGATTACTCAATCGTGTGTCTGAACTAGCTGATCCTATTTATATTTGTGAAGTTTTAGAGTTAACTACTGAAGATTTATTAGAGAGATTTAATGATTTAGTAGAGACTAAAATAGATGTATTAAGGGAAGTTTACGATGTAAATACTAACTTTGAAGAGGAAGGGCAAGAAGATGGATGATTCTGAAAAAGAAAACGAAGACGGTATGATGTTTATGGTTCCTGATGTGTTAGTAGCTAGAATGGAACAAGTAAGGCGTTTAAACAGAGACTTAGCTAAAGCTGACGAAGATCAAAAGCTATTCTTAAAACAAGCTATACTTTTATTACTAGAAAGCTGTGACCCTAAATTTTCTAAAATACATAGGCCTCAGTATGACAACAACATTACCCCGATCAATTAGGAGAGTTCGATGAATACAGTCATTCTTATTGTTACTTTAATAATGTCTGATGGTAGTATAGGTTCTCAGGTGTTACCAGCACCTCCTTATATAACACTTAAAGATTGTGTTAACTTTACTGCTCCAAAAGTAGAATACTATCATCAAAATATTTCTCCAGAATCAAATAAATTGTTTGATATAAATACTAGCTGTGTTATAATGAAAGTACCTATTGAAAAAAAATCAGACGATGGACAAGCAAGGAAAAATTAGATGAATGATCCAGTAAATAATCCTTCTCATTATAATATGCTTGACGTAGAAGCCATAGATATTATTGAAATGTCTATGACTAAAGAAGAGTTCTTAGGGTATCTCAAGGGTAACTCTATGAAGTATATGATTAGATACAAGCATAAAGGAAACCCTACTGAAGACTTAGAAAAAGCAACATGGTATTTAAATAAGCTAAAGGAGAAAGTATAGATGCGTAGACAAAGTGATAAAGAGTGGGACTATGATGCCATAGACAAGCAACGTAACGAAGAGTGGGGTGGTATTCATAAGCTAGTCACAGACCATGCAGTAGAGAAGCGTGTAACAGCAGATGAAATAGCCAAGCGTAATTCTATTTTTTACAACCACATAGAAATTAATAAGTAGGGGAATACAGTAATGACTAATAACTACGGAATGACACTTCCTATTTCAGAAGAAATTGATAAGGTTAAATACAGGCAGACGGGAGAAGACTTTTATAGTAAGGTTGTTCGTATTTCTGAATCACTTAAGGACACACCAGATCACTTTGAATCCTTTAAAGATGCCCTAAGACACTTAAGGTTCTTACCTGCTGGAAGAGTGCAGAACGCTATGGGTGCGGCTAGACAAACTACAGCCTTTAATTGTTTCGTTAGTGGAGCGATAGAGGACAGTATGGATTCAATCATGGGTAGAGCTACAGAAGCCGCTGAGACAATGCGTAGAGGTGGTGGCATAGGTTATGACTTCTCAAGGTTACGTCCCAGAGGTAATCGTATCAAGTCATTAGATTCTAGAGCGTCAGGAGCAGTAAGCTTTATGCAGATATATGACGCAGTATGTCAGACAATAGCCTCTAGCGGTCATAGGAGAGGCGCACAGATGGGTGTCTTACGTATAGACCATCCAGACATAGAACAGTTTATAACCGCTAAGAATGACGGTACGTCCCTCACAGGGTTTAATATTTCAGTAGGTGTGACTGACGAGTTCATGGAATGTCTTGAGAAAAAAGAACCATTCCCTTTGAGGTTCGATGGTATTGTACATGAAGAGGTAGACCCTGTAGCCCTATGGGATATGATTATGCGTTCCACATGGGATTGGGCAGAGCCGGGAGTGTTGTTTATAGACACTATTAATAAAATGAATAACCTTTACTATTGTGAAAGTATAGAAGCAACTAACCCCTGTGGTGAGCAACCTCTGCCACCTTACGGTGCTTGTTTGTTAGGCAGTTTTAACTTAACTAAGTATGTACATGATAAAGCGTTTGACTTTGGTTTATTTACTGGAGACATACATACTGTAGTCAGAGCTATGGATAACGTCATAGATAGAACTATATACCCTTTACCTGAGCAGGAGAAGGAAGCTAAAGATAAACGTAGGATGGGTTTAGGTGTTACTGGGCTTGCTAATGCCGCTGAGATGTGTGGTATGCCATATGCGTCAAAGAAGTTTATGAAGTTTACTTCTCAGGTCCTAGAGACTTTAAGAGATTACTCTTATGCGGCTAGTTCTACTTTGGCTCAGGAGAAGGGGTCATTTCCTCTGTACGAAAAGGATAAATACACAGAGGGAGAGTTCTTTAAGACATTATCACCTTGGGTGCAGGATCAGATCAAAGAGTTTGGTATACGTAACTCACATCTGACTTCTATAGCACCCACAGGTACAATAAGCTTGACCGCAGATAACGTAAGTTCAGGTATAGAACCACCCTTTAGTTTGTTTTATGATAGAACTATACAGGAATTTGATGGTCATCAGATACAAAGAGTAGAAGACTATGCGTTTAAACACGGTGTAGAAGGTAGGACTGCTAATGACATTAGTGCTGACGAACACTTATCTGTTCTGTCTTTAGTGTCAAAATACATTGACAGTGCTGTATCTAAGACCTGTAATGTAGGCAGTAGTGTTAACTTCGATGAGTTCAAAGAGTTGTACTTTAATGCTTGGAAACAAGGATGTAAAGGGATAACTACCTTCAGAGCAGACGGTAAAAGATACGGTATCCTTAATGAAGTTAAGGAAGAACCTCAAGCAGAAGCTTGTTTTATAGACCCACAGACAGGTCAAAAATCTTGTGAATAAAGAAAAGAATTTAACATGGAAGGTTAAGTGGGTATCTACTATAATATTAATTTTAGCTATGATACTCACTAGCCAAAACATATACCCGTACAATTTAATCTTTCACATTATAGGCATTATAGGGTGGACCTATGTGTCTATTGTGTGGAACGATAGAGCTTTGATTGTAATTAATAGCGTAGGTCTAGCTATCTTTTCTAATGGTATCGTAAGTTACCTTGTTAAAATTAACGTATTGGAATAATTATTTTACCACAGCGTCTACATATTCCCCTCTCTTCTCCTTTTAGATCGTGCCATAAAACAGCACACACTATACTTTTAAAAAATTTAATCATCTTCCTACCTTTTTCATTGCGGCTTTATGTGCGGCTGTAAATGTACTACCGTTCTTCATACGAGTCTTCATAAAATCCATATGTTTTTTTGTATGATGTTTACGGTGTTTTGCTAAAGTATCTGTTTGTCTTTTCGTTAATTTCTTTACCATGTAAATTTACCTTACCTGTTAAATACTGAGGAACATTACCATTTTGTTTTGTTAGCCCAAAAAGCCGCTGACATATTTCCTCTATCGATGTTCTTTTTGTGCCTAGCTTTAAAAGATTTACGCCTAGCTTTTTCTTTAGGTGTCTTAGGATTGGAACCTGCACCGCTTACTCCCTGTTGTCCGAATCGAATTAACTTTACTTTATCCCCTGATTTAGCTAAGACTACGTGAGATTTTGTCTTATGATTAGGGGTTCTTTTTGGCTTATTATGGCCTGAGAATGTTATTCCTCTGTAGTTTATTGACATTTAACGTACTCCAAATCCACCTCTTGAGAGGTCTAATTGATTAACTAAGTTTTCATATTCTATCATTTTATCTGGGTCTGTATCAGTTCTTCCTACAGGTTTAGAAGCCCTTCCCGGTGCAAACATACCTGCTTCTACTGCAACTCTTGAGTAATCCTTTTTAAAAGGAGTATTAGCTACTGCCTGTATTCTACTTAATTGTTCTCTGGTGACTCCTTTAGGGACAGGCGTTGACAAATCAACACCAGAATATTCTTTTAATTTATTCATTGATTTTTCAGCCGCTATTTGTTTTGGTTTATTTACTTTAGGCACAGGTTTTTTACTAGTAAGTAAGTTTACTTTTATAGGGGTTGAAACAGTAAACATCCTGTCACCTTTTGGCATTTTTTGATTAAAAAGGTCATGCTCATCGTTAACAAAACTAGTTAATTTTCCTTTTTTATTAATAGAAGTCATGTAATTAACTCCTCCTAAAACGTAAGAATCTGATTTTGTACTTCCAGTGACTACTGCTGGCATCCCTTTTAAAACTTCTTTTGGATTTTTAACATCAATTTTTGCTTCTTGTAATGCCTCTAAAAACTCTTTATCTGTTTTAAAACTTTTTGACTTACCGTGTTTCCACACACCTTTTTCTTTAACACCCCCAAATATTTTCTTTAAATCGTCTAAAGTAGAACCTCCAAATAATCTTCTATTTAACCTAACAGGGCTTTCTAAATCTCCACCTGCCTGTGAAGACGTTCTTCTTACCGCTAGTTGGTATTTTTTTGTAGAATCGTACCCAATAGCAGGGAGTGTTTTTATTACATTAAAAACTGAATTTAATTCTGCTTCATTCAACCCTGTTTTTTTAATTCCTCCTAGAACTGAAGCGTAATCATCAGCAGAAAAGTTAGGGGAAAACCCTACATTATCTACTCCTTCAGTAATTTTGTGAAATTTAGAAGGTTGCTTCATCTGTCGTGACATTAAAGTTGATTGGTCAAACTGACCTATAGCTTTTTTAGCGGCTTGTTTGGCTATTCTTCTTCCTTCTTGTGTAGATTGATCTGCTTTTTTTATAACATTTAGTGCTTGTTTGGCTACTAGATTATCTGTGTAAGAAAGACCCTCACTCCACAAACCTCTACCAGTAGGGGAATATCTTGCTTTAAAAAGGTTTTTTGCTCCTTTTGCCGCCCCCACACCTGCCGTTAATTTTTGCCCTAATTTACCACCCTTGCCTGAATAAAAACCATCTAAAAAATTAGGAGCGTTAGGTAAAGCCCTTGCTATGGTTTTTGTTATTCCAGCAGAAGGAACCCAAGGTAGCAAACCAGCTAATCCTAAACTAGCGTTTGTCCATGTAGGTTCTTTAGCAAAAGTTACTGCATCTGCTCCTAGACCCACTACATCTCCTAATACTGGAACAGGAGAGGTATATAAAGCGGCTTTATCGTACCAAGGCATTTCGTCATACGCTTTGCCAAAGAGACCTGCCATTCTTTTTCTTGTAGCTTCAGCTTGTTTAGCTTCAGCCATCATTCTTCTAATGTTGTCCGAAGAAGATGCCATTACTCAATCGTACTCATTTTATCATATCCTTTAAGCATCTGCATTAGGTTCTCATCTGGCATACCTTCAGCTATTGCTTCATCTAAAAAATCATTAGCTAACATAGCTCCTATTCTTAAAGCTTTCTTCGGAGGAGACTTGTTTATTTGAATTAACTTATTAATTGTTTTAGGATTAGTAGCCGCCTTAGCTAAAAAGTAAGGAGTTCCTAAAATTGTTATTGCACTAGCACCTGCTACAGCGGTATCTAAAGCACCAGTTAAAAGTCCTCCAGCTAAACCAGCACCAGCCGCGTACTCCTTACCACGCAAGAATAATAAGGCTAATCCAGAAGCAGGTTTTTTATTTGCCGTGACCATTAAATTAACTGTTCTTCTGTAACTTTCAAAATTACGACCTAAAATTACTCTTAATCTTTTAGCTTCTGTAGGATTTTTTAATTGTTTAGCTACTGTTTTAAAAACTCGTAGACTAAAATCAGCATTAGCTATGTCAGGCATAGTCTTTGTAAGATACCCTTGTGCAATAGCATCTTTAGCTTCCTTAGCTGTTTTAAACATCATACCTTTAGCAACGTCAGGTGTAATTAATTTATAAGCTTCGTCAATAGATTTAAAAGCCTTTTGTACATTTTGTACTTTTCCGGGTCGAGCAAACATAGCTCCCAAAGAAACGTATGATTCTTGTTTTGCTGATTTAACAAACGTATCGTTTATTTTTGGAAATAAAGAATTTATAACACCACTATAGTCTGACTGTAACTTTCTGTACTGTGTACCAGCATCCACAGCTTTTTGTGACATTTTACCCATGTTGTCCATTTGTTGAGAAATAACACCTTGGACTTCTTTTTTTAAATTGACTAACTGAAGTTCAGTTACTGCTTTAGTGCTGTCCTTAGAAGCTTCTTCTATTAAACCGTTTAAACGCTTTTCAAACTGTATTAAATAACGTCCAGAAGCTACTGTATTTCCCGTTAATCTCCCTTTTAAATCTGAAATTATACTCATTGTTTCTTTAGAAAGTTCTGAATCCCCTAACTCGTCTGAGTTCTTTTTAACAAAGTTATCAATAGAATCAGACAAAACTGATAATTTAAACTTTCCACCTGCAACAAGGTTACCTATTTTATCTAATGACTCTCCGTAAGAATTATTTAAAGCTTTTCTCCCTGCTTGCCAAGCCTGTGATACACCCTGCCCTACTAAATCATCAGATAAACCTGTTTGATTACCAGAAACTAATGCCATTCTTTCTTGAACAAGTTCTCTAATTTGTTTACTTTGTCCATCAAAAACATTCTTAGAAAGAATACCAGTTCTACCTATGAGTTCTTTAGCTATATCCCATTTTCCTCCAAGACCTGCTTGAAAAGGAGTTAAAGATAAACCTCTTTCAGCTAATATTTCTTGGGATTCAATAGCGTCATCAGTCATCCCTGCTCTTTTAGCCTCTTCTGCCCTTCTTGCTAATTCTGTTGCTATGTCTTCAACAGGAGTACCTTTCTTAAAAGCGGCTTTAGCCCATTCAAATGCAGGTCTGGCTATATATCTTCCTAATCCAAAAGTAGTAAGATCAATACCTAAAGAAATACCAGCTTCGGTAAGGGCTTTAGTAAAGTTAATGTCACGATCCATCATTACATCAGACGCAATAGAACCTCCTCCTGACCCTAAAGCACCGCCAATAATCCCACCAGCTATCATTCCCGGTGGACCACCTTTTATTCCTATAACTGTTCCAGCAATAGACCCCCCTATTCCACCCGGAGTAGCCATGTTATTTTTTAGCCAATCTAATGCAGTATTTTTATCTGGAGGCATATTAACTAACGCATCAGACCTCCAAGGTTCTTGTCCTCCTTGAGTAACAGGAGCAGTAACTATTGCATCATCTTGCCAACCCATTATTTTTTCTCCCTTGCTTTACCGCTTGGGTCTGCATAAAAACTACCACGGGGTAAAGAGTTGTACCATTCGTTAAAATTTTTACCAGAAGGTAACTGTAAAGGAGAAGTTCTACTATTAGGAGTTCCTACTCCTTTTTTACTTAATGAAACATTAAAATCACTTAAATTTTTCTTAGCATTTTTTTCTTCCGACCACCAATCTCCTATAGCAACAGTGTTGTCTATTTTATCTAAAGCAGATTCTAATAATCGTATATTTACTTTTTTAGATTTAACCATACCAGCCATTTTATTAACTAAAAATTTTAAATCTGCGTCTGTAGGCCTTGCTCCTAATAAATCTTTTAAAACAGATAAAATTAAATTTCCCGTTCTAGAATTAAAGTCACCAGTGTCTGCTGGAAGAACTCCAAAAAATTCTTTTACATCAGCTTCAACACTAGCTAAACCACCCGTCTTAACTCTTTTTGATAATGCTAAAGCTGTACTTACATTTTCCCTCGATCTTCTAGCTTTTACACCAGCGGCTACGTATTTATTACGAGTTTCAAACTGAGTTTCATTTTTCTTTTTTAATAAAGCCTCTTCAACTGCAAGTTTTTGTTTAAGTTTTGCTTCTTCTTTATTTAAGTCTGATTTAAACCCAGCTTTGTCTAATGCTCTTTGTAATTTTACATCTCCTGTTTGCCCTACATTATCATCAATAACTTGTATTTCAGCACCAGTGCCTACAGGAACTTTTGGAGCGTTTGCGTTAAGAGGGGCGTAAATAGTTTTGTTTACGCCACCTACAGATTCCATTCGTGTAAAATACTTATTACCGTTTCTATCTTGAATTAACTTAGTTTTACTAAGAGAACGCTTATCAGTTGATGCTTTACCTTTAGCAATCTCTTTTCTTGCCATCATTTCAGCCATAGCTCTAAACTCTTTGGCTTCGTCTTGATACCCTCTTGACATAAGTAAAGACCAGCCCTGTTGCATTTCCTGCTCATCTATTACATCATCATCTGTCATATAACTATCAAGAGTACGTAAAATCTCATTCTTGTCTTTTTCTCTTTTGCTTGCTCTGACCATACGAGGGTCTTGAGGTATTTCCATACCCATCATACCTGCACCTGCTCCAAGCATCCTGTCTAGCCCCTGTAGGCCCTGCTCACGGTATCTTGCCGCATTAGCCGCTAATGGTCCACCACCTGCTTTTGTTTGGTCTAGGAAGGCTTGACGCACTCTTGCTTGGTTCTCCTGTTCCATGAGACTTCTTATGTCCCCCGGTGAAGCTCCACCAAATAATCCTGCAAATTTACTAGCCATTATAAATCACTCCTTGTATTATTATAGTGTCCAATCATCATCAGACCAATCAAACGATAAACCATCATCACCTACTCCAGAAAAATCACTAGCCTCTGTGCTATCCCAATCCATGTCTATTCCTTCGTTAGTAAAATCTGCTATTACATTAGCTATTGTTTGTTGTCTATTATAACCTACATCAGACCTTTCCGCTATAGCACCTGCTTCGTTTTGTATAGCTCCTGTACCATCACGATTATACTGAGCAAGGGCTTGTTGGTTTGTTACGTTATGATCTCCCTGTCCAAAATCTTGGAAACCAAATGGGGTATTAGTGTTAAAATCTGTTGTATAATCATCAAAATTTGAAACAATTTCTTGATCGAATTGCTCCCACGGAATAGCTCCTGTAGCTAAATCCCGTCCCGTCATGTAACCCATTCCATCAACCTTAAAATACTGATCTGGGTTAGCCTCAAAAAAATTTTGATTGTTTAGATCACCATATTGATGACCACCACCTCCGGGATGAGAAGCTGAATCCCAAGATATTCTTCCAGATTCGGGATTGTAAGATAAGTTTGATTCATACCTTGGGTCAAAATCGTGATGAAATCCCATAGCATTTGCTATACCACCAAAGAGACCTACGCCTGTTGCCCCCATTCCCGGCATTAACAAAGACATACCTGCTCCTAAACCACCTGCAACTCTAGCACTCATAGGTAAAGTTTTATCATTAGCCCCTCTCATAAAACTACCTGTACTTCCTTGGTTTCCTACTTTGTCTAAAAAATTAACTGTTGTGTCCCCAAGAAGACCCCTCATAATAGTATCAGGTAATTGATTTATTGTACCTAATAATCCTGTTTCTTTTTTTTGTTCTGTACTTTTTTCTATAGATTTTCCAGCATCTTTAAACATACTGGAAGCACCAGTTGCTAATTCTCCTATATTTTTTGGTATGTTTGATATATCTTCCATAAGCTGACCGGGAATATTACCCATGTCTCTCCTAAAATCTGCCCAACTTGTAGGATATGAATCTAATACAGGAGATGTTTCATACATCCAACTATCATCACTTCCGTCATCTATACTCTCAACAGGTCTACGTCTGCGAATTACAGGTTGGTCAAAAAGACCACTGGACGCTACTGAAGTAGAGGGGTTTTCTATAGCACCTCTATTCATAGCCCACTGAGCTAACCAATCAGGAAGATTTGTACTATTTAGTTTTGCCATTATGTTCTCAATCCTTGAAGATTAAGAGTTACACCTTGATTTTTTACAGGAGGTTTAAACAGTCCCCCTGCTCTTGTGAGTAAGTCTCCCATGCTTGAACCACTGGCTCCTAATGTAGCCGCAAGTTGTTGTTGACCGGAACTACGTGACGCTAAACCTTGAGCGGCTAAGTTACCTATACTTCCTCCAATTCCTCTACCAATATTAGCCTGTTGTATAGGTACGTTAAGAAGACCCGTAGCAGTTCCAATGTCGGCACTTTCACGACCTAAGAGTGCAGAAATTAAAGACTGAGCCTGTGAAAAACCTTGGTTACGTCTTTGAGCTTGTCCCTTAAGAATACCTTCCTCTAAAGCAGACATTTGATCTCTACCGCCTGTGGAACCTAAGCGTCCCTGAGCAAGCAATCGTGTCTCAAGGTTTGTCCTTAAGTCATCTTCCTGTTCTGCATAATAAGGTTGCATTTGCTCATAAAAAAGATTACCTGCGGCAAATGGATCACCAGAATACTGAGCTAATTGATCTCCCCAAAGTCCACTTCTGCTTAAGGCTCCTTGGTAAATACTTTGGAGTTCAGGAGAAAGATTAAGCAGTGCGGTTTTACTGTCTGGGTCAAACTCTGCTGTACCACCTACACTACCCACACCATAAGGCGTACCAGCCTCTATTACAGCATCAGCATTTTGATTAAGAACTGCCGCTTGTTCTCTAGCCGCCTGAATATTTGCATCAGCGTTTGCCCTAGAACCTAAGTAGGATAAGCCTCCACCCAGTAAACCAGCCCAACCTCCTAAACTTTCTAACATATCTTTTTCTCCTTTTTACCTTGTCTTACCTTGTTTCGTCAGTAACGTAGCTGATACTAAACTTGAAAAATCTCCCACTACTTCCGTAATCATTCGCATTTTAATTACTTTACCTGTGCGTCCTAAAGGAACTTTGTATTCTACTGGACCTACTTTAGATGCAAATTTAGATACGCTATAAAGAGAACTTGAAACTCCATAAAGGGCTGATTCATCTGTAGCGGCTAAATTAAATGATTTAACAAGTGGATTTATAGAATCATAATCTACATATATTTGTAAAGCAGTTGCAGAACCTCTTCCTCCTTGATAGTAGAAAAGACCTTCTTTTAATATTTTAGTCGTTGTAGGTTGTTGAAAATCTAACCATGTAGTTGACCATGTGTAGTTATAAATATTATCTGTTGTACTCCAACATTTAGAACCGTCCCATGTTCCTCCTGCTGTACTACAGGCTCCTGAGCTTCCATTAGAAGATGTAGTATCTGTAATTGTTACATCATAATAACCATCATAAGATGCTATAGTATTTTTCATTCCCATAATAAAATTACCATCTACAGTACCTACACCACACAAAGGAGGATCAATAAAATACCAAATAGTTATTCTTGGTATTGTTAATTGGGATGAAGCAGAAAAGTCAAATACATAAGCTAAATTATTCTCAGGAACAAAAGTAACAACTAAACCTTCTTCTTGAAAATAAGCTGACTTAACTGTAGTTAAATCTCCAGTAGCTAGATAGTAACTTAAAGAGTTACGAACAGATATAGATAAATCAGTTATAGGTGCTTTACCGTCCGTGGCTGTAATACGAGACAAAGCCTGTAGACCTTCGTAGCTCATAAATAAAACTTCAGCACCTACGTTAACTATATTATCTCTACCTGCTAACCCTACGCCCTGTATAAGCTCGTCTAGTGTCATTGTAGCAGGATTAGATGCACCACTGTAAATAGCTATGTTGTTTTTACCAAAGATAATTATTTTATCCATGATAGAACTAAAACCTACTATTTCATCTGATCCCCAAACAGTCCTTAAATTTAAAGAACCAGCGGCCCCACCATTTAACTTTTCACCAATTAAGTTATCTGAATAAAACACTGTTCCGGGGTCTTCAGTAATACCTCCGTACCACATACGTCCAAAGTTTCCTAAGGCACATGAGGGGTTAAATGTAGTCACACCACTATTAGCGGCATATGCAGATAAGTCCTCTACGTCTTTCCAAGTAGAACCGTCAAAGTTAATTGGTTTATGACTTGCCTGTACTGCCCATAATTCGTTATTAAAGTTTACCCACTGCCAATTAGAATTAGAAATAGTTTGTGGGCTTCCCCCAAAAGACTGAGCAGTTAGTGTTTCTGGGGTAGTAGAGGTATCTCTTTTATAAATAGCATTGTTAGAACCTAAATAAAACTCTGTAGTTCTATCAGATTTAATGTACTCACCTATAGATTTTACAGGATGAGAAACAGTTTTAGAAATAGATTTAATACCTTTTCTTGGACCTATTCTACCTTGAAAATCAAACACAACATTAGACGCTTCAGTAAGCCACTCAGGACCTAATGTAGAAGCACTACCTTGTGTGTTTAAACCCTTTGAGCCTAAACCATCTAACTTTATAGGTGTTAAAGCTTTAACTGGCATACCATACAGTTTCGTTTAAAGTTCTGTTAGAATCTTTAGTTATAAAATCAGAAAGAACTGTTCCAAATCTAGCTGAAGCTACAGAATTAGCTGTTCCTCCATCTTCACCTCTTTCGGACAAAGCTAAAGAATAAGCACCTAAAATTACTGGTTCTTCTGGAACCGTTAAAACGTCTGTAGCTAAACTTAAGTCAGCTTGAGGAAGAACTATATGTGTCTTTATTGAATAAACATCTGCTGGTGTAGGAAAAAAAGAAATGGAATTTCCATTAAGTCTGTAGTACATGGGAGTGCCATTTGTAGATGTACCTACAAGAGTATATTTATAAAAATCTGCATCAGATAACTGAGGAACTTGATAATCAGATGTATCATCAATTACTTGTAAAACAGTTGTTCTATTAGTTGCATCAGGAATAACATAGGTAGCTGTTCCAGATTCAGTTGTAACAGTCTTAAGTGATCTTAAGAAACTCCAAGACCAAGCATCTTCTACTATTTGTTTTGATTCGTTAATAAAATCCCCTACTAATTTATGGTAAGAATCTACATCAGCAGAATCTTCTAAAGCTCCAATCCAATCAGCAGATATTGTATCTTCTCTTAGCCTTCTTAAGACTTTATTAATCATAGCTCTATATGCCATTATGCTTTGTCCTCACTTAAAAATAATTCTCGTTCTGCTTTTCTTCTTCTAAGAAGTCCGGGAATAGATCGTTTACCAGCGTACTTCCATCTTAAGAACTCGTTAGCACATCCTTCGTAATCAGACCTGTTTAACTTCATTCTTGCTGTACTTCTTTGAAAAGCCCCTGAACCTACATTATACACAAAACTACATAAAGCGGCAAATTGATTTTGAGTTACAGGAACATTAACTAATTGTGATATTCGTACTTCAGTTCTTTTTAAATCTCTTTTCATTAACTGCAAAGCTTCTTGTTTGCTAATATGCCTGTGATCTGCTTTTACACGCTTACCGTTAAGTCCGTAAATTGATCCTACACCTATTGTCCATATACCTGCAACATCTTTATACGGTTCAGAAGAGAACCCTTCAAAGCTTTCTATCAACTCTATCCCTTCTTTATTTATCACTTTGTCCACTTGCTGACTAATCGTTGCCCGAACCAAAACGAGATAATCACAGAAAAGATGCTCACTACTTCGCTTGACCACAGGAGTTGAAACAGTTCCAGACTTATCAGACCGAAAGCCGAAAGAAAAGTAAGCAACACAAATTCCAAGAAAAAGAAATAAGTAATAAGCGGTCTTACTGTTGCGGAAAGATTTACGACCCATGTACTTGCCCTCTTAGTTTGTTCATCAGAACTTCTATGGACTGCAATATTAGCTTCGCCTACACTTTCTATTAAAGCTTCATCTCGTCTATCTTGAGATTGTTGAGCCATAATTTTAAGCTCATGTTCTTTATCTCTAGCGTCTTGTTTAGCGTCCATAAATGTTTTAAATATAGAGGGACCTGTAGAAGTAACAAAACCTAAAAGACTACCTAAAAGTGAGATCATGTTTAAACGCTCTTAAATTGGTGGGTGTTTCCCGTTATGTGTGTGCATTAACGTATCGCAATCTCTACGTAATGCGTTTACTCTATGATGTAAAGCTTCTACTTCTCTTGCTTTATTTTCTTGATTATCTGGAGACAACATTGAACCTAAAATGCCTAACTGGTGTTTCATTACCGCTTCTCCTGCTTCACTAGAATCAAGTCTAGCTTGTATAACTTCTAGTTCTTTATTTACTTTCATAAGGTCATCCATTAATCTACCTATCTGACCTTTTACCATTCCCCATGTTGCCGCTAAACCGCACAACACAGTGCCTATGGTCATTAATTCTCTAGCACCTAATTCCATTTACTTTCTAGCCCACCAAATGTAAGCTCCAACACCACCTATAACTAATATTAAAAAGATATATCCTGCTATTGTTTCTAATATTTTGTAGAGCTTTTCGTTTGCTTCTTGTTTTTTTGCAGTTTCTTTCTTTAATTGTTTTTTATGTTTTTCTATTCTCAATTCTCTTTCTTCAAGAATAGTATCCCATGTATCAGGTCCAAACCTTTTGTTAATCATTAAACGAACACGGTTTAATTGTTCCTCTGCAAGTCTTTCTTCTATTGTTTCTTTTGCTATTGCACCTAACGAAAACTTATCTGCTGATGAACCTAACGTCTTACCAATAAATTTATCCCACTTATTAGCAATGGGATGAGACTTTGTGTGAACTTCTTTTGTTCCTGTAATGACAGAATCTATTTGATCTGCTATTTCTGAAACATCTTGGCAGGTAGCAATAACACTTTTAATTCCTTTGACTGCGCTATTAACAAGAGCCAGACCAGCAAGAGTTTCAGCAACAACCATTACTTAGGATATTTATCTTTGACTGCTTTGATAACCTTCTTCCACTCGTCAATTCCGTCATGGTAAATTTTATCAAGCTGATCTTCGATAGCTGGGTATTCGTCTTTTCGTTTGCCAACATAAGCAGTTGCCGCAACATGGGCATCGTGCTCTTTTTTCCACGTAGCTATGTCTTCATCTGACGGTATGCCACCGGGAAACTCAGTAATAACTCCGTCTACTGTTGTCATGCCTGATTGGTGGTTATGTTTCCAGCCAATGATTTGACCCATGTTATCTATTTGTGTTGCCATTTTTATGCTCCAAATTCTATAATTGAAAAAGTTGTGTGTGGTATGTCTCCTCCAACAGCATTAACCCCGCTATAGCCGTTAAAGGTAACTGTTCCACTACCTGCTCCACCTCTAACTTTAAAGGTAGTTGCGCTAGTTGTGCCAGCTGTCATTAGATGTTGTAAAGTAAGGTGGCCATAACCATAAATGTAATTATACTGAGAACAAAGAGCATTAGCGGTAGTATCTTGAAAAAGACCTAGTTGTCCTGATTGAGCTGAAGGACCACCAAATGTGCAATTAAAGTCTATTTTTAAAATAGAATTTGAAGCTGTTGGAGTTATAGCTAAAGTTATAATCTCTACTCCTTCTGAGTTCTGAAAAATCGTATCATCAAGAGCTACGGTGGTTGATCCAGTAACTATTGCGTGACTGTCAGCATAGACAACCTGTTTAAGTTTACCAGCACCACTAACATCACCAGTAAAGGCATAAGCATCAGTGAGATCAAGAACGTCAGCGTTTACTTTTGTTATACTCATTAGCTTGGCTCACTAGGCCAAGTGTACTCTTTAACAACTTTGGCATCGTCTAGAGTTGCAGGAAAATCTCTCAAATCTTTGCGATATTTTTTCCACTCATCGCTAAGTGTTACATCAGAGGAAGCCATCCAATCAGTGTTAGCTAA